CGCTGGTGGTTTTTTAGTACCGCCCTCAGAATTTGATATTAGATTTTATTATTCTGGAAGTGAGAATCCTAATATACCACAAGTTGCAACTTGTGTAATGACGCAAATGGATGTCAACTATGCACCAAATGGTTGGTCAGCATATGAAGTTCCTGATGAATTCAAACCAAGTATTGGTAGAACAGGTATGCCAACTGCAATTCAACTCACATTAACTTTCCAAGAAACCAGTTTTTTGACAAAAAAAGACTTTAATACGAATTTAGTCAACGCAGATAGTTTAGGTTCAAGAAAGACAAGTTAAATGGCAAAATACTTTAATTATTTCCCAAAAATAGTTTACTCAGCAAATAACAATACTGCTGGATTAGATACTGTTACATCTATCACATCCAGATTTAATTTTACAGATAATTTTAAATTAAATTCTTCAATCTTCTACACATATGATGTACAAGAAAGTGATACTCCAGAAATTATTGCAGGCAAATTTTATAAAAATCCAGAGAGACATTGGATTGTTTTGATGTTCAATGACATTGTTGATCCGCAATATGATTGGCCTTTAAAAAGTAGTGATTTGATTAATTTTATTGATAAAAAATATACTGCAAACGGTGCTGCAAATACAACCGTACAAACTGGTCTTGCATGGGCAATGAGTATCAATAATGTTCAAGCATATTATAAAGTTGTGACTAAGACTAACCAAGACAATATAGATTTTATTGAAAAGATTCAAGTTGATGCAAATACATATGCAAACGTGGCAGCAACCACACAATCATTTACTTTAAATAGTGGTGATATAATTACACAAAAAATAGCAAAAGAAAAACAAACCTATTATGATTATGAAGTTTCTGAGAATGAAAATAAAAGAACTATCAAATTGATTAAGCCAGAATTTATAAGTGCCATTGAAAAAGAATTTAAACGAGTAATTAAATAATGGGTCTTCTTTTTAAAAAATCAACTGGTTTTTCAGTCAATGAATTGCTTATTATTACCAAAGGTGGTTCTATTGATATCACTTCAATTTACGAAGAAATCAATATTTTTGATTCCATTTTATCACCAGTAATGACTGGATCAATTTTAATAACGGATGCAGTTGGTTTATCAGATAAACTTTTATTTGATGGGTCAGAATCTCTTTTAATGCATATTTCAAAATCTGCTGAGATGGAAGATGTTGCTTTCTTTAAGAAGGCGTTTAGAATTTACAAACAATCCAACAGAAAAAATCAAGGATTAAATTCTGAAGTTTATATTCTTCATTTTTGTTCTGATGAATTAATGTATTCAGACCAACAAAAAATTAATCAAGCATATGAAGACACATATGGTAAAATTGTATCAAGAATTTTAATAGATTATTTGAAAGTTCCAGAAAATAGTCTTACTGGTATTTTTGAAGATACTTTTGGTATTAGAAAAATTGTTATACCAAATTTGAAACCTATTGATGCAATAGATTGGTGTGCAAAAAGGTCTGTTGACGCTAATCAATCACCAAATTATGTCTTTTTTGAAAATATCACTGGGTTTAATTATGTAACACTTTCAAAATTATTGACACAAGATACTATATTAGATATTAAATTTAATGTTAAAAATTTACAAGGGCAAGATGCACTTGATGAAATTAGTATGGCCAGAGGATTTGAAGTTGTTGTTCAGAATGATAGTTTAACAAAACAGAGGTCTGGTGTTAATGCTGGACAATTTATTGGTTTTGATCCAATAACTAGAACTACTGCAATTAAACAGATTGGATATGGAGATGTTTATTCTGCCATGAAACATTCTAATAGTACCCCAAATGTTTCTATAAATCAAAATAGAGCAGGCATTGAAAATGTAAAGGCATATAACTCCAAGAAAACATTTTCTATGTTTGGTGCAGCTCAACAGTTTAGTGAATACATTAAAAAGAATGACCCATCATCATTATCTAAAATTGAAAATTTAGAAGATTGGGTTTTTCAAAGAAAATCTATTTTTGAAAATTTAATGTCTAAGAGAATTAAAATTGTTATGCCTGGTAATTTTCAATTATCTTCTGGTTTTAATGTGACTGTTAGTGCGCCAAACTTCTCTAAGAAAAATAGAGGTGAAGACAATGAAGATACCAGTTTAAGTGGCAATTATATTATTGTGGCTTCTAGACACATTATTGGATATGAAAAACATGAAACTATTATTGAAGTGGCCACTACTTCTACAAATAATGAGTTCATTTCACAAAGTAATTCTGAACAAACAAACGAAATGTTAGAGTATTAAAATGGCTGATTTTGCAGGTAAAGACGGTTTCATTTGGTGGGTAGGATTTGTCGAGGACAGAAAAGACCCATTGAAATTAGGACGATTAAAGGTCCGTTGTGTTGCATGGGATTCAGAAAACAAAATGGAACTGCCAACTGATTTTCTTCCTTGGGCTCAAGTTGTTACTCCACTAAACAAAACTCCAAGAGAAGGAGATATGGTTTTAGGGTTCTTTGCTGATGGTGTTGATGCACAACAAAGAATTGTATTTGGATATTTTCCTGGTATACCATTAAATCCTGCAAATCCACAAAATGCATTTAGTGATCCAAGAACTAAGACTGAATTAAAAACTGCACCAAAAACTCCAAAAGAAAAAACTTACAATACTGACGGTACAGGAATAAAAATTGTTGAAAGAGACCAAGCAGAAGCATATCCTAAAAATTTGGATGAACCAACAACTTCCCGTATTGCAAGAAACGATAAAGATACCATTACCAAAACATTCATACAAGAACGTAAAGATAATGTTGTAAAAGATATTCCAACTGCCAATTCTAACTTCAAGTGGGCCGAACCAGAAACTCCATACAATACTGTTTACCCATATAATGATGTACTTGAAACTGAGTCTGGTCATATATTAGAATTTGATGATACTCCAGAAGCTGAAAGAATACATCTTGCACATAGAAATGGTTCTTTTCAAGAATGGTTTCCAAATGGTGATAAAGTTGAAAAAGTTACTAGAGACAATTACCAAATCATAATGGGTGATGATAGTGTTTATATTATGGGTAGTTGTAATGTAACAATTCAGGGTGATGCACAAGTTTATGTTAAACAAAATGCACTTCTAAAAATTGATGGAAATGTTCAAGTTGCAGTAGGTGGAAATTATACTGAAACTGTTAATGGAACATATACTCTTGTTTCTAATGGAAATATGACAATTGATGCACCACGCATTAACTTAAATAATGGAACAAATGGCGCAGCTCGTATAGGCGATACGGCTGATACCGGAGATGATGGAACTGGCGGGCATTTTGATACGAATAGTCCTGGTACTAACGTAATTGAAACAGGATCGGCCACAGTTATTATTGGCGGATGAGATAAATAGAAAATGGCAACAGTTACCACTATCAGTTCATCAAAAACATTCAAAGATTTGGATTTGAATTTTGCAATTCATCCAATCAGGAAAGACATAAATGTCTTTAAAAATGAATATGCTGTTATAAATGCAGTCAAGAATTTAATTTTGACAAATCACTATGAACGACCTTTTCGTCCAGAATTAGGAAGCAATCTTCGCAGATTACTATTTGAAAATGTTGATAGTCTATTGGCCGCACAGATTGAACGTGAAATAGAGGAAACAATTAATAACTTTGAACCAAGGGTTAAAATATCCACAGTTCGAGCATTTCCAATTCCAGATGAAAACAAATATCAAGTTAGAATGGAGTTTTTCATTGTAGATAAAACCGATTCAGTTACAATAAATTTTTTCCTAGAACGGGTTAGATAACATGGCAGACCGACTAAGAGTTACAGAGCTTGATTTTGATACAATCAAATCAAATCTAAAGACATTTTTAAACCAGCAAACAGAATTTACAGATTATGACTTTGAAGGGTCAGGACTATCTGTACTTTTAGATATTTTGGCATATAACACACACTATAATGCCTACTATCTTAACATGGTCGCAAATGAATCATTTATGAATACCGCATTGTTGCGTGATTCAGTTGTATCTCATGCTAAAACCCTAGGATATGTTCCACATTCAATGAAGGCACCAATTGCCACAATTAACTTTTTGGCTCAATCTGTAAATTCTTCTGTTGCAAATTTAACTTTGCCTGCAGGATTTTCTTTTCTTTCAAACCAAATTGATAATAAGGTTTATAATTTTGTAGTTTTAGAAGACACACTGGTAACAAAAGCAAACAATTCATATTATTTTGAAAATTTAGACATTTATGAAGGCCAGTTAATAACTTACAATTTTACACAGAATGTAACAACAAATCCAAAACAAATATTTACTTTACAAGACACAAACATTGATACAACAACAATCAAAGTTCGGGTGTCTCCATCACCAGCATCAACCGAATCTGCCGTTTATAATTTGGTTTCTGATATCTTGAACATTACATCAGATGATGATGTATATTTTTTACAAGAAGGTCGAAATGGTAAATATGAAATTTATTTTGGAAATGATGTTATAGGAAAATCAATAGCTGATGGGTCTATTGTTCGTGTTTCTTATTTGTTAACAAACGGTACATCTGCAATTAAAGCAAATAATTTTATTGCCACAGCATCGTTATCAGATACACTAGGTGAATCTTTAACCAATTTCACAATCACTCCAATTTCAGCTGCATCCGGTGGTGCAGAAAGAGAATCGGTTGATAATATTAAGTTTGGTTCTGCTGCACAATACGCAACACAAAATCGTTTGATTACAACAAAAGATTATGAATCGTACATACGAAAAAACTATCCTGCTGTTGATTCAATTTCTGTATGGGGTGGTGAAGATGAAACACCAAAGGCTTATGGTAAAGTTTATATTGCCTTAAAACCAAAAGAAAATTTTTATATTTCAGAAACAGAAAAACAAAGAATTATTGATGAGATTATTTCT